CATTCGGGCGTGACCAACCCCTCCCGCCCCTGGATGCGGCTGACTCCGGGCGACCCGGACCGGAAGGAGGACGCGCGAGTCCGGGCCTGGCTGGATGACGTGGAGAAGATCCTCTACCGCATCTTCGCGCGGTCGAATCTTTATCACGTGCTGCCAAGCCTCTACACAGAGTTCGGCGGCTTCGGCACCGGCGCCATGATCGTCGAGGAGGATTACGACACGGTCATCCGCTGCCGGCCCTTCACCGTCGGGGAGTATGCCCTCGCCCAGGACGCGGCGGGCCGGGTGAACCGGTTCGCGCGGAAGCTGTGGATGACCTGCGACCAGCTCGTGGAGAAGTTCGGCTACGACGCCGTTCCGTCCCGGGTGCGTCAGGCCTACGACGCGAGGCGGTTCGGGGACTGGTTCCGGGTGAACCATCTCGTCGAGCCGAACGACGGGCGGGACACGTCCTCGAAGCTGGCGCGGGAGATGCCCTGGCGCAATCTCTACTGGCTCGAGGGCGAGTCGGAGGAGGGGTTCCTCCTCGACGGCGGCTATGAGGAGTTCCCCGTTCTGGCGCCCCGTTGGGAGACGGTGGGGTCGTCGTCCTACGGCGTCGAGTCGCCCGGGTGGGTCGGCATCGGCGATGCCAAGATGCTCCAGACCCAGGTGGAGGACTGGCTCGAGGCGTCGGACTTGGCGCTCCATCCTCCCGTGAACGCTCCGGCCTCGATGCAGGGGGCGGGCGTCTCGCTGCTGTCCGGGGCGATCAACTACGTCCCCGACGGGATGGGCGATGGCATCCGGCCCGTCGGCAATCTGGGATTGGACCTCAGCGCGGCCTGGCAGGGCATACAGGCGACGCAGCAGGATCTGCGGGAGGCCTTTTTCGTCGATCTCTTCCTGATGTTCCAGGGGCTCGATGGCACGCAGCGGACGGCCCGGGAGATCGTCGAACGTTCGACGGAGAAGCTCTTAATGCTTGGCCCCATGCTTCAACGGACCTACTCGGAGCTCCTGGATCCGCTGATCGACCGGACTTTCGCCATCGCCTGGCGGGCGGGGATTCTGCCGCCGCCGCCTCCCGACATGGAGGGCGAGGAGATCCGCGTCGAGTACATTTCCGTCCTGGCCCAGGCGCAGAAGATGGTCGGGACGACAACCTTGGAGCAGTTTGCCGGGTTCGTCGGCAATGTGGCCTCCGTCCAGCCCGAGGCGCTGGACAAGCTGGACGTCGATCAGCTGATAGACGAATACGCCGACGCCCTGGGCGTGCCGTCGACGATCACCCGGCCAGACGAGGTCGTGGCGCTCCTGCGGAAAGAGCGGCAGGAGCAGGCGGCTCAGGCTCAGGCGATGGAGATGGCCGCCCAGGGGGCGAAGATCGCCCGCGATGTGGGTGACGTGAAGGTCGGCCCGAATAGCGCCCTGGAGGCGATCATGCCGCGATGAGTGAAACCAGGCCGGCCCGGCGAAGGGCGCAGGATTTGGCGCAGCAGGAACGGAACGAACGGATGGCGAGGCTCCTTCGGGAGGACCTAGCTTTTTTGATGGGGCTGCCGCAGTTCAGGCGATTTGCCCTGAAGTTGTTGGAGGACTGCTACACCTTCCGGTCGCCCATGACGGGCAATGGGTGGACGCCTTTTAATTGCGGCAAGCAGGCGGTGGGGCAGGCGCTCTTCGGGCGCCTGCTTGAGGTAGATGACGACTTTCTCGGGCAGTTCCGCCGGGAGTGGTTCGCCTTCACGAAAAAGGAGGGGCTGTAGGTGGCAGAGGAACTTTTGGCCGGAGAGGGCACCCCTGAATCCGGCGTTGTCGAGGAAACGACGACAGAGAAACCGACAGAGAAACCGACAGAGAAACCGACAGAGAAGCCGAAAGAGGAGCCGACGGCCCCGTCTCCCGAGCCAGAAGAGGCGATGGAGGAGACGGCGGGGGCTCCGGAGAGCTACGAGCCGTTCACGGTTCCCGAGGGCGTCCCCTACGACGAGGGAGCTGCGAAGGAGTTCGGCGACCTCGCGAGAGAGCTGAATCTGACTCAGGAGCAGGCCCAGAGGCTCGTCGACGTCTATGCCCAGAAACAGAGTTCCCAGCGGGAGGCGCTGACGGCTCACCTGAACGGGATGAAGGAGTCCTGGGTGGGCGAGGTTCGCAAGGAGTGGGGGGACGCCTTCGACCGCCAGGCGGCTCTGGCGGCGAAGGGCGCCGAGCTCGGCGACGAGGCGCTGCTGGAGCTCCTGAACGGGCGGGACAGGAACCTGCCGGGCATCGTCCTGGCCGACCACCCGGCGATGGCGAGGTTTCTCGCTCGCGTCGGGGAGATGACATCGGAAAAGCCGCTGGTGGAAGGCACGCCGGCGGGCGCCGTTCCAAAATCAGCCGCCGAGGTGCTCTATGGCACCGTCGACGTGAAGACAGCAGAATAGGAGGCTATTCCAATGGCCGTAATCGGAACCGATTTTCTCACCCTGGCCGATCTCCAGAAACGATTCGAGAAGGACAAGATCGCCCAGGTCATCGAGATCCTGAATGACACGAACGAGATCCTCGAGGACGTGCCCTGGCTCGAGTGCAACGACGGGACAGGGCACATCACGACCATCCGCGTCGGCCTGCCCGAGCCGACGTGGCGCAAGATCAACGAGGGCGTCCTGCCCAAGAAGAGCGAGACCATGCAGGTCCGCGACACGACGGGCATGCTCGAGGCCTATGGCGAGTGCGACGTGCGCCTGGCCCGGCTGTCCAAGGACGAGAACGCCTTCCGCCTCTCCGAGGACGTGGCGCAGATCGAGGGCATGAACCAGGAGTTCGTCAGCACCCTGCTTTACGGCGACACGCGCCTCACGCCGGAGAAGTTCTTCGGTCTCGTCCCGCGCTTCTCGACGCCTTCGACGGACGACACGAAGAGCGGCTATCACATCCTCAACGGCGGGGGCCAGGGCGACGACAACACGTCGGTCTGGCTCGTCGGCTGGGGGCCTCGCGCCGTCCACGGCATCTACCCCGAGGGGACCAAGGCGGGCCTCTCCATGAAGAACCTGGGCGAGCAGACGAAAACCCTTTCCGACGGATCCATGCTCCAGGTCCTCCGGACGCACTACGAATGGGACTGCGGCCTCTCCGTGAAGGACTGGCGCTACGTCGTCAGAATCAGCAACATCGACGTTTCCAACCTGGGCGGCTCCGGCGCGGCCAATCTGATCAACCTCATGATCGAAGCCTCGGAGATGCTGCCGGCCGGGAAGTCCGGCGTGCGGCCCGTCTTCTACTGTTCCCGCCAGGTCCGCACGGCTCTGCGGCTCCAGATCCTGGCAAAAAGCAACGTGAACCTGACCTGGGACACCGTGGCCGGCAAGCGCGTGCTCGCCTTCGACGACATTCCCGTCAAGCGCGTCGATGCCATCACCTCGGCCGAGTCTCTGGTCTCGTTCTCCTAAGGAGGGATTCCCATGATTCTTGATGCGAAACTGATCCTGGCTGACGGTCAGGCCGTAACGACCGCCGCCGCTCATGACACGGATAACGTCATCGACTTCGGAGCCTACGGAGACCCCGCCTACCCCCTGACGGCTGTGGTTCGCGTCGACACGACGGCCACGTCTTCGGGGTCCGCTACGGTGTCCTTCAGCCTCGCCACGTCACCCAACAACTCCACCTACACGACTCTCTGGACCTCGGCGGCCGTGCCCGTGGCATCGCTGGCGAAGGGCTACGAGATCACGGTGCCCGTGCCGACGGGGATGAAGCGCTACTGCAAGGGCGTCGTCACGGTCGGCGTGGCGGCCCTGACGGCGGGCAAGTTCGACCTGTTCCTGGTGCCCGCCGCCCAGACGAACAAGGCCAACGTCTGATGCTGGTCCGGGTGACGGTCAACTGCCTCGACCGCAGGCAGGTCTTCCGCCGAGCCGGCGAGGTCTTTGACGTCGACCCGGCGGAGAGGACGAAATGGATGGAGCCGGTCGAGGGGGCTGCCGAAAAGGCGGCCCCCTCGCCGCCCCTGCCCGACAACAAGCCTGTCGTCGACGCCGATGGCATCGATCTGACCCGGCTGACCAAGGCCGATCTCATCCATGTGGCGGCGACCCGGTACGGGCTCGATCTGTCAATGAGAATGAACAGGGTTGACATGGCCGCCGCCATCGAGGCGGCTCGGAGCAAGTAGGGGAAGGGAAAGGAGGGAAAACGATGCTGGACGTCGATATCTGCAACCAGGCCCTCTATCGCCTCGGCGTGGTCAACCCGATCACGTCGCTCGACGAGGATTCGACCGAGGCGGCCATCCTGAGGAGCCACTACGCGCCGTCTCGGGACGCCCTCCTTTCCGCCTTCCCCTGGCCCTGGGCGCGTCGCGTCGTGGCCCTGGCCCAGATTGCGGGGGAGGACCACCCGGTCTGGAGGTACGCCTACGCCTACCCGCCCCTCTGTCTGCGCATCCTGGAGCTCTTCAACGCCTACGCCCCGGAGCGGGCCGACGTGCTGGACCGCCAGGCCTTCCTGGCCGACGAGGTCCGCCTGACACGGCAAGGCGAACAGGGGCTCCCCGTCGACTACGAAATCACCTCGGGCACGCTCGGCAAGCGGATTCTCACGAATCTGGCCGATGCCCGGTGTACCTACATCCACCGCGTCGAGGACCCCCTTCTGTGGGGGCCGCTCTTCCAGCACGCCCTGGCGGCGAGGCTTGCCGCCGATATCTGCCTGCCGATCACCGCGAGCGATTCGCGCCTGGGCAATCTCCAGGAGCTCGCCCAGCGGGCCTACTATGCCGCCATCGGGGCCGAGGCTTCGGAGATGCGCGAGTCCCGGCGGCGAAGAAGCCGCTACGTGAAGGCGAGGCGCTGACGATGCCCCTTTATCCGATCCTGCCGTCCTTTGCCGGCGGCGAGGTCTCCGAGGCGCTTTCCAGCCGCATCGACATCGAGAAGTACAGCACCTTCCTGGCTCGCTGCCGGAACATGCTCGTCCTGCCCCAGGGTGGGGTGACGAACCGGCCGGGGACGTTCTACGCCGGGACGGCAAAAAACTCTCCAGTCCGCCTGGTGCCCTTCGTCTATTCGAAGGATCAGTCCTACGTGCTGGAGTTCGGCGTCGGGTACATCCGTTTCTACGCCATCGTCGACGACGTGGCGGGCCTGGTCGTCTCCGGCGGGTCTCCTGTCGAGGTTGCGACGACCTTCGATGCAGCCAGGCTGTGGGAGGCCAGTTTCGTCCAGTCCGGGGAC